CCCGACGCACCACCATCGCCCGAGACTCGGGAGAGAACGCCGCCTACTCCCGAACCCGTACCCGCACCGGCCGTTATCGTTACCGCACCTCCGGCGCCATTGTTACCGCCGGCACCGCCCGTGACCTGCACCCCCGTACCCGCAGCAGACGCCAGAGACGAAGTGGAACCAATGAGCTGGAATACGCCGTTGCCCTGGCCACTCACCGCACCAACCGTGAGGGTCGTGCTGGGCGATACGTTGCTCCCGGCATCGGCGTAGGAAAACAGCGAGTTTGTCGCGCTAGCAAAGGTACTGCCAGGGCCGGCATACTGGACACTGCCCGAGCTACCCGAAGCGGGAGTGGCACTACCGAAGGCCTGGAAAACTAGCGCGTCCGTTCCTACAATGTCCGTAGGGGCGTTGTTGGTGCATGTAAATGCGGCACCACCGTTCGCGGTACCCGAAGTTACCGTGATCGCCTTTGACGAAGCGCTAGCACCGGCGGGAAGATCCGTTGCACGCGTCCAAGCACCCGCGGCAACGACGTATACGCCGTTGTCTACGCCCGCAGTCTGATTCTTGACTAGGACACGGTTACCGGCAACGAGGGGTACGGCATCGACTGTCTGTGTACCTGAGAGGGTAATATTTCCCGTAGTGGCGGCGAGGGCGGCTGTGAGCCATGTGAAAGCTGCGGGGGAGACTACGGCCCACGATAGCGTGCCGCTACCGTCCGTGGTAAGTACTTGGCTTGCACTTCCGGAGTTGGCCGGCCATGTCACGGTGTAAGCCGTGGTTGCTGCAGGGATCTTTTGGGTTAGTGTGCCAGATGTGCTACCCCTGAGCTGTACGCTCGCGACGTTTGTGATATCGCAGCTACCGTTTGCGGTGACTGTGGAGCTGAGGTCAAGTGAGTTGGCCGTGAAGTTGATACCCGCGTTTTTGGTTACGAGTGTCTGGTCGCTGTAGAACGAAATGGAGTTGTTGTTTAGAACTGACTGCGGAGGCATTTGTTGTTTATTAAGGAATCCTTAGAATTTTTTTTTAATTTAAAAAAATTTAAAAAAAAAAAATAAAATTACGCTTCGCGTTCAGTTTCCAGTTTTTCCAGTTTTTCCAAAACAGTATTCAGTTTCTCATCTAATTCCTGTACGGACTTGAGAAGTATACCCACAATATCATTATAGTTTACCGTAAGCTGCCCACTCTTGTTCTCCGTTACAAGATCACCTAATCCATTTTCCTTAAGGTCCTGCGCAAGAACTCCGTAGTGGTATCGTTTGTCGGGAGTTACCTTTTTATTAAAGTGACGAAACTTGTACTTGACCGCCCGCACTCCCTTTACAATACCCAATGCATCCTCTATAATTGTTATTTCCTTCTTTTGCCTCTCGTCCGATAATGAGTTTATTACGGTTGCGGTCATATTTCCGCCAACATTCACATTACCAGAAACACCAATACCTCCTACAACTACCAATGATCCATTGGACGGGTTGGATGAATCACCTCCACCTGTTATTAGAACTCCTCCGTCGAATGTGGCTGAACCACTTACTGTTATATCGTCGAATACGACCTGACCGGTGACAATTAGGTCATTGTATTTTAGAAAATCATTTACCTGGATACTTGAGAACTGGGCAGTTGGCCATACCTCTATCGATGATATCGGCGGCGACGAATTAGGAAAATGTCCCGATGGAAGAAGTATAGATGATTGCATTTACCTATTTTCTTTTCTAATCCTATTCAAATATTTTTATTTTTTTATTTTTTTTTCGTTTTTCGCGCAAATCACCGACCTACGGAGAAAAATCTCCGTTTGGTCGCTTCATTTACGGAATCGTGTATTGGTGGTATATATATATCAGGTAACGCCTTTATCAACTTATCCACACACAATTCGTTATTGGAACGACCACTACGTATTAGAACACTCAGATCCTCCTTACTGCAAATAAATTCGCAACTATGTTCGGGGTCGACATACCTCCGGTGAAGTTCCAAACACTCCTTGTGCGTAATTACCCCCGGGTTCACAAAATTGTATTTACCTATGATACCTCTTACCGCCATTACTAGTGATACCGGCAATAAGTCAAATAAAACCGTCATAGAATTAGGAACACTATATACCTTGGGATAATTACTTATCTTGGTCAGGAAATTCCTTGGGTGGAAATCGCCACTAATCGGCATCCTTATTCGGAGGACCAATACATCATAATTTGAGAGCATCTCATCCACAAACCCCTTTGTCCACGAATAAAATGAGTCATCGAAATTGGGGGCGTCCTCTTCCGTAAACACCTTCTTGTCAAATACATATTCGTATATACAACCAGTCGCATATATAGTACAATGTATCTTACGTTGGTGACACAAATCCGCCAAATTAAGTGTACCTATGACATTCGCACGAATTGTTTCGATTTTGTGACTTTCACACCAATCTACACTTGGTCTACCCGTTATACCCGCCGCATTAAGAACATGCGTTGGACAATATTCATCCAATTCGTCACTTACCGATTCACGATTCTCTATACGGTTATGCGAAATTTTAAATTCACAACCTCGCTCCCTTAGCATATCCACCAGTTGCCCCCCTATCCACCCACATGCGCCATATATTAAAAATCTTTCTTGGCCACTGAGGGTCTCATTGTTAAACGATCTCTCTGCATCCATCTTTTATTATATATATATATATATATGTAATATTGTAGATTTAATTTAAGCTTTGCTCAAATTAATCTTTGAATATATATATATATATAATGAAATGACACAAAACATCACCATATTTTACGAAAAACTAGACAACGAACTAAATATAGTAAAAACACCATTTGCAATTGCAAAAACGCAAGAAGACGCTATACTTTTTTGCAAACACAATTTACTCTTTTCATGGTCAATCGCAACCGTCCAAAACATTCTTCCATATATAGTCATCGATACCAACCAAACGTCCTACCGCATTCACTGGCCTTGACGCCGAACCTTGAGGAATCCGTGCTTTTTGAAATTCCACCCTTTGAACTTGTCAGCTAACGTATCCATATCATTACACCAGTCTTCTATACCTTCATCACCATCTTTTGAAAAATCAATACCACTCGCCAACCAATAGTCTTCCAATTTCCGTACGGTACCGAAACCATACTTGTGATGGTCCCGCAAAAACTCAGACTCCACCTTGTCCTCACCAATCATACCCAACATAAATAAAATCCGCTTCTCCGACTTGATTCGACACTCCGTACCCCCCTTGATATCATCCCAATACTTTACCTTACCCACCCTACCATAGTGATGCCAACATATATTTATATTAGGGGTGAAAAAATCATAACCATGCGTCCAGAGCCTCGCACTCAACAAAACCTCCTCCCCCATAAATAAATGCGGCATATTGGGGTCATACGGAACATCGTACAGAAATTCACCTCGCAAAAACTTGAACCCCGCAGCAGAAAACGGTTTTGGGCACCGCTTAGGGCGGTCCGACTTTCCCGTCCAACCCGCGAGAAAAATAGGAATCTTGTCGTTACTTGATAACTTGCCGTTACACATCTCCGGACTACCGTCCAATTTTACCTGGTCCTCCGTAGGGGGGTACACCGTAAGAATCGGTTTGCTCGACTCCTCCTCGCACTCCTTAAACATCTTTATTAAAGACGTGTCCCAGTTCTTTTGGAAATGCGTATGACTATCAATTTGCAAAAAGTATTCTTCGCCTTGCCATAAAGTACTGCACCAATACCTTGCATACGTAGGACCTTTTGCATCTTTGTACGACATATTCTTTATCCGAATCTGCTTCGAATACTTTTCAATCATCTTTGGGTTTAAACAGTTTTCTGCTTCCTCGCCCTCTTTGTTTTGTTGGCATATACCCACTACTATATTCTCAGGTTTTGACGATTGCTCAAATATACTTTTTAGAGTGTCACTGCATTCATCGTCTCGGTAACTCGCTACCGATATAAATATCTTGTCTCGAACCACCGGGTATTTAGGTTTAATCGTAACGTCTAAAAAATCCATACATGTACTGCCGAAATGCTCAGTAAAGTACTCATTAAAATTCATCACCGTAAGAACTAGGCATATTAGTATTAAAAATATAATTGTACTTGCGCACACAATACGACGCAAAGCGTCGACGCCACGTTCAGTGGTATCCGATATTATGGCACTTCGCGTGGCGCTTCGTGTGCCACTTCGCACCATTGTCCTTTCTCATTAGGAAACAAAAAAAAAGAAAAAAAAATATTTCATTATAATTAGGGAATGCGCTGGCATTGGGTCACGCTTGTAATAATTATCGCATTATTTACTACGATAGTGGTTGCTACGGTGGTGAAGTCACACTTCGCGCATCGAACGCGAGCAGCGGAAGGATACGCGCCGTACCTTTCTGATCTAAAATCGTCCATTGTTATCCCATGTATAATGGAGGACGTACCAAATTTGGACAACTTGTTAAAAACGATACAGGAACAAACCATAAAACCTATGGAAATTATTATTGCGTTATCATCGGTCGGTGCCACAGATGAACTTAATAAAAGATTGCAAACTATCGTCGATATTCCACTGACCATATTGGGCACGGAAGAAAAATGCTACGCTGGGGTAAATCGAAATAGGGGGGCGGATGCTAGCAAAGGTGATTATATATTGTTTATGGACGCTGACGATCTCATGCATCCACAGTGCGTAGAGATTATATTAAGAACATTCGTCGACAAGGACCCGATCGCGGTGGTTCACGGGTTTGTGAAAACGCAGGGTAATTTACCGAGGGTGATCAGCAAGTACAATACTTTTGATGGCAATTATTTGTACAATGTTCACATAAAAAACCCTCCCAAAGACAATACTCTTATAGGATTACCCCATAAAAATCTACACCAAGGACATATATCCGTTAAGAGGAAAGTATTCCAAGACGGTATTCGTTATACAAACAGGGTGAGGGGCCAGGATGCGCAATTTCTAAGGAAATTGTTGGATCACTATTCGTACCTCGGGGCGAAAAACGTAAATTACGTAGATGCGAAACTTACCGTTTATCTACGAAGAATTACCATACCCAACTACGGGTTGGCTAATAAAATATTAGCGAATTCATATGTACTTACATTGGACACCAAGGATCTCAATTACGAAAAAGCAAATGTCCTCGAGACAAGAATCGCAGAGTTTGAAAACGCCTTTCAATACTATGAACTACCCTATCGCATATTCTATAGTCTCTACTTTGATGGAACCAACAATCAACGAAGTAGGGACGATCTGGCATATATAAACAAAAACTTCCCATGGATCGAAACAGACAAACTAGCCCAAAGTGGCGAAATTGGCCTACTTGGGGGGTTCTTTAAATTAATTACAACCACCGAAGACGAAATAGAGGACTATCTCGTCATGTACGAAGATGATGCCCACCCATATGGCCCCAAAGAAGAATTCTGGAACAACTTTAATAAGGCTCTTGTTAGCTTGCCAGTGGATAGGCCAGCAATCTTCCTCCTTTCATATACCAATTACTGTAAACAACAGTGCCCTAATACGGAAGGATGGATTAAGGGATATATGAAACATGCATTTGGCGCCCATTCAATTATATTCACCAAGCCCGCAATTACTGCCATATTAGATTACGCAAAACAAAAGAAAATTAACTTGCCGATCGATAGATTGTTTAAACATCTACATGATGTCGGCGTTATAACACTATTTACATGGATGGGCCCTTCCTCCAACGGAGGGATGTTTTGCGGCCTCTTTTCACAAAAAGAAACATTTTGCGGAAAAAGAAACTCGATCATTGATCACGCTTTCCTTAAACGCAATGCCCACAATAAAAAGTAATGACTGTCTTGCTTTGGATAACGGAACGAAGATCGGCAGAGCCAGCAACTATTCTAAAAATCAAATCTTTGTGTATATGTAGCTTTACATATTCATGATGCAATAACCCCAAGAAACAAACAATCCGCTCAATTGTTTCACTTTCAAACTCCAAATACGCACCGTCGACAGCTTCGCCACATTCGCAACTAAGAGTTATACGCACACCCGCTTTCTGGATAATTAATTCGCGCTTCGCCGTTGGCAAAGCCACGCTTCGCGTGCCTTCGGCCGGATACGGCTTCGCCGTTGGCAAAGCCACGCTTCGCGTGCCTTCGGCCGGATACGGCTTCGCCGTTGGCAAAGCCACGCTTCGCGTGCCTTCGGCCGGATACGGCTTCGCCGTATCCAAGTATAACCTAACACGATCGACGCTTGATGCGACGTTTATTATGTTAAATGCCTTTCGTAAATGTTCCCTACTAACATTTACGAATGGAATTCGCTCATCTATAGGCGGGGGACACAGCTCTTCACCGCTGGCAAAGCCTATTGGGCATTCCGCGTACAATCTACCGCTTTGCATCCTGAATAATCCGTCATCTACTATTACATTTCCATAGGAAGCGACCTCCGTCATACGCTTTACCGTTTCATAGTCCATAGCCAACTTCGTACGACGCGAAGCGTCGAGTCGGTCTCCGACCGTACGACGCGAAGCGTCGAGTCGGTCTCCGACCGTACGACGCGAAGCGTCGAGTGGCTTCGCCACGGAGACCGTACGACGCGAAGCTCCAAGGACGATTTCAATGAAATACTCGTTGTTACAGTTTACCCTTATGGTTGGCTGAGCCTTCGGCAGCTCCGCCGTATGTAGCGTATAAAAGCCCAACTTTGGATCTAAACATCCGCATATTTTCAATATATCGTGACTAAACTCCATGGTTCTACGCACCGCACAGAGAGTTATTATTAGTACAGTTCCCATCCTTAAGCCCATTTGGTCTGTTCGGACATACGTTTACGCCTTCGAAATCCTTACAGTATCTTGTTATATCTGGCGTAGCGTTGCATGTCTTGAATGTCTTGGGGCACGCCGATTTGCATTTGTTGTCTGTTGCAATTACGCTTGAGCAATTGAATTTTGCTTGTGTGATTTCGACCAAATTGCGAATTGTCTTGTTAAAGTCCACAAATATGAATGAGGGGGTGACTATTTCTACAAATATAAATTCAACAAATGTTATTATACCTGCTGTTAACATAGCAATCACGAAAAGCGTAAGACCAGCTTTACTAAAAGTTATAATATTATATAATAGATTAATCACCAAGAGAATTGCCGCCACTAACATGATTATGCGCATACTCCCATAGCTTCCTGAAAATAATGGTTCATTTTTAGGTGGCGGAGTAGGCGCTTGGGTCGAGGAAATCGTAAATTTCAGTGATTTACGCGTATCCTCGTTCAGTCCCGCAATTACGGGACGTATTACGGATAGTAAATTTACGATTAGGTAGTCAGCTGCGTTTTTAACTACAGCACTCTCTATATTTTCGATTGCTAAATAATAATAAAGTGTCAGTAATAAAATTATCCATGTTATAGTCACCATAGAGATCCTAAAATCTTTTAGGTAATCATTAAAATTCATAGTTTAATACTGCAATATATATATATTTATTTTTTTTTTTAAAATTTTTTAAAATAACTTTAAAACAAAAAATAAAATATAATCCTGCCGAAGGCACGCGAAGCGTCAATCCTTTTTTTAATTATTTTTTAATTCGTATGACCTCCGGTCAACGCGACGCTTGCAATTACGACATAGAAGGGAACGGGCCGCTCATCTGCATTAGCGAATCCGCACGACCACTACCAAACGCGCCAAACCCGAAACGGTGACGGCGGCTGTGGCGGCGGCGGCTGTGGCGGCGGCGGCTGTGGCGGCGGCTGCTGTGGCGGCTGCGGCGGCGACCGAACGAACTCTTACGGCTGTGGCGGCGGCTGCGGCGGTGGCGGCGGCTGTGGCGGCGGCTGCGGCGGTGGCTGCGGTGGTGGCTGCGGCGGCGACCGAACGAACTCTTACGGCTGTGGCGGCGGCGGTGGCGGCGGCTGTGGCGACGGCTGCGGCGGCTGCTGCTGCGGCGGCTGTGGCGGCGGCTGTGGCGGCGGCTACGGCGGCGACCGAACGAGCTCTTACGGCTGCCCTTGCGGCTGAAGAGCCGCGACATGAGGGAGCGCTTGCCGCTCTTCTTGCCACGGTTTACGTACTTCTTGCGGTGGCTTCTCGTGAAGTAAAATGTGCCCTTCTTGTCCGAGTAAAGCTTCTTCTCCTTCCCGCCAACTGTGATGCGGCCCTTTGTGCTGTGACTACGACGGCGGCGGTGCGAACGGCGCTTGCTGCTTCTTTTTCTTCCGAATAGTAAATCGTACATCTTTCAATTGTTTATTAATTATAGTATAGAAAATAATTTTTGAAAAATTGGAAATTAATTATTTTTATTTTTTGTTTTTCAAATCCTTCGACGATTCGGAACGAAGATCCTTAGAAAATTCCTTGGAAAATTCGGCGCCTTTTATAATTTCCTTGGATTCCCGCACAAATTCTCCAAACTTTTCGACATGCCTCTCTATTAGCTGTATTTCAAGATCGAATTTTGCACGAAGGGTCGCGTCATCCACATAAGTCTCCTTCAGATTTTTTAATCCTATAAGTGAATTTTCCAATTCGGATCCTAATAGCGCAAGAAGACCAATATTGTCTATTTGCAGATATTTATCCCTAGCTAGTTCCCATTGCCGAACTTCCACCTTTTTTGAAACAGTCGGTTTTACCGCAGCGGAAATTTCATCTTCCGAAACTTGACGCATCATAATCTCCGAATTAATTGCATTCTGACCGCAATATATAGCACTCCTTATTACCTCTTGTATTTTTTTTAATGTTCTCTCACGAGTTTCATTCATCCACCATCTTGTTAGTACCTGCCTATAAGAAACTCCAGTATCCAATACCAAATAATCATCAGTCGTTAGAAGTTTTTGACCTTGTTGAACTTGCGAAATGACTTTTAGATTTATAAATAAACGATCCATACAACCTGGACTGCACATTTATAATAGTCTAGAATATTATAAATTTTATGCTTTTTTTTTTAAAATAGTAAACGAAAGATTTGCGCAAATTCGGCGCCAAAGGAGCAGAATTAAAATATTCCATAATAATATTAGAATATTAGAATGGGAATTAAAGGTCTCAATAAGGTAATTAGAAAACTTGCCCCACACATCATCAGGGAAAAACATATTGGAAACTATGTAAACTCGAGAATAGCAATCGATAGCAGCATTCTCATTTATAAATATAGATACGGAAAAGCCGCATACGGCGAAACAGGCTTATACAAGGATTCAGACAACTCCCATGTTCTTGGATTTATACAAAAGGCATGCTTCTACCTTAGAAGGGGTATCGTACCAGTTTTTGTTTTCGACGGAAAACCCCCAAACGAAAAACAAAATATACTCGACAAAAGATCCAACCAAAAAATAAGAATTCAGGAAAAAATAGAATCATTACGATCTCTTTTAAACTCACCCTTGCGCGGATATCACACCTCGTCAATTGGAGATACAGATCCTTCGATACTTGGTGACGATACTATCATAGAAAAATTAAACAAATTAAATAAACAGGTCATTTACGTTACGAAACAGCATAAACACGATTGCAAGTATCTATTAAGATTACTTGGCGTACCCGTCATTGAGGCGTACGGAGAAGCCGAAGCAACTTGCGCAGAACTTCAGAAAAAAAATCTAGTTCAGTTCACATTTACCGAAGATAGCGACGCATTAACATTTGGGTCCCCCGTAGTTATTAGGGGGGCAACAAAGAAAAACGAAACCGTAATCGAAATTTCTCTATGCGAAGTTCTCTCGGAACTAAAACTTACCTACGACAATTTTATCGATTTCTGCATCCTTTGTGGGTGCGATTATACAACCACCATACCTAAATTAGGTCCTTTAACAAGCCTACATCTTGTACAACAGCATAAAACCATTGAAAACATTCTGAATACCCTACCCGATAAATACAAAATACCCACCGACTTTAATTTTGAAATTGCAAGAGAACTCTTTAAACAACAAATAACATTACCCCCCGATTTCAACCTTAGTATAGGAGAAATTCAACACGAAAATATAGAAAAATTCCTCATCAATGAGAGAAAAATAGAACGAACACAATTCCACTTTCTCATCAACAAGTATAAAAACTCCCTTGAAGAATTTAAAAAAATTAACTCCAACGGATGGAAATTTGCGCAAAGCGCAAATTAACGCAAAGCGTGCGCAAAGCGCAAATTAACGCAAAGCGTGCGCAAAGCGCAAATTAACGCAAAGCGACTTAGTCTTCGTCTGACGACAAGGTATCTATAAACAATGATGGCTTGATTTGTATAGGTTCTCTCCTATGGTATTTATAATAATCAGGGTGCTCCGTAATATCTTGGGTCCTCCAATATATTACAGAGTTCCAAAATTCCTCCAATATGACTACATTGGTTTCAAACCAATTACGGTCTCGTTGTATACGCACTATGTTTAGTATGGGTGGGTCATTTATGTTTGTAGTCGGCTTGTACTCTATAAAATCCGCTTTTTCAATATTCAGTATTGCCATATTTAATTGGACCTGAGGATAGTAATATTCAGGACATTTACCCTGGATAATCTTTCTACGGTATGGACATTTTACCTCCAACAGTATCAAAGGCTCTATACTATCTACATCCTCCGCTACGCCGTCCGTAGAACCCGCTAACCACCGTATACCATTAGGATACCGCTCATGTGCGTGGGTGTCATTAGGTCTATATACTGCATCAAAATCAATTAGGCCAAAATCATGGTTCCTCTTCCCCATCGCCTTACAATACATCTGGATAGCTTCCTCCTCATACTTTTGACCATGAAGGGTTGCTATATTACCCGTAAAATCCGATCCAGCACCACACTTCTTAAACAATACCTCTACAGCAGTTTGGTAAGGATTTAATCCCAATACCGTTCCCGCATCACTACTAGTCAACTTATCCTTTCGCTGCTCAAACCACTCCTTAGATCGCTGAGGATACTGCGGTATACTCTTTAGAATCTGCAAGTGAGTCATTTTATATTCGTATATAACTTCGTGTTTTCACATCTTTATATTTTTGCACAAATTATATTTTCCACAATGAAAAAATCCACGAAGGATTTTCGGGGACTTTTCAAAATCGTTTTGTATGTCCAACAACAAAAACCTTCGAAAAACAAGTGTTGTTATAGTAATGTCCCTGGCAAGTCCCTAAAACCAAGCGTTGTCCTTGACAAGTCCTTTTTTCAATTTTTGAAAACTTGAAAATTTTTTGGTG